CGCCTTAAAAGCGATTTTGGCGCCAAGCATGGACATGGCAAGGCATCGGATCATAGACAAGGCATCGGATCACCTGGCATCGGATCACCTGGCATCGGATCACCTGGCATCGGATCACCTGGCATCTGGGAGCGTTTTAGAGCATGTTTGGGAATAGGGATGGAAAGAGGATAGAGCCGATTAAAAGAGACGGGCAAGAGGTGAAGCTAATTGAGAATCATTATCAAGTGATGCCATCGCGTGAATGCCTTCTGGCCTTCTACCATTCGGACGTTCTACTGTACTTCTATTCGTACGTTCTACTGTACTTCTATTCGTACGTTCTACCGTTCTTCTACTGTCACACGGATATAATAACCCGGCCTCATAATGTTTTATAGGCCATAAAACCTTACCATCAAAGGATTGACGGCCGAAAAAACGTGGCAAAGCCAATAACCATAGGGCTTTTGGAGTGTATCAGGCAACAAAACGAGCAATATCAACCGATGGACACTATGAGACACAAAAACCCGAACAAAATCAAGGGGTTGCCCCCCCGTCTCATTCATGGCGACCGGGGGCGGCCTGCTGCGCTACGGGTAGTGTCCATAAAATTTTTTGTAAAGTTTCCCCCCTCCCCGCGTGACTCATTTCGCTCTTGACAATCCCGAACGGAGCCGATAGTAAACAGGAACCAAATGCCTAAAGTTCATGCAGCGTTTCGAAACAGGGTTTGAACGAAAGGGTTGGCCATGTTTTTGCCTTTGGATCAGTCTTTTTTGTGCTACTGCTCCGGCTTGTTTCACCGTTCCTGCTTGTCACTGCTTCAACTTTTGTTTCAATCCTTGCCCTTTCTTCAACCCTATTCCCCGTCTGATTGTCCTTCTTATCACAACAACATCCATAACATCCACAACACCCATAACACCCATAACACCCATAACACCCATAACATTCACAATATTCACAATACATATCTATTGGCGTGTGTGGGAGTCTCTTCTTCTCCTGTGAATAAAAAGGGGTTTTTTGAGCGAGGTTCCTGGCGGGGCCTTCCTGGCGGGGCCCTCCTGGCGGGGCCTTCCTGGCGGGGCCTTCCTGGCGGGGCCTGTGTTCAGGTCGGGGGCGGAGCTTTTCAAGGGCAATCCCTTCTCATGTAGACGGGCGGGTTGGCTGGCGGGTTGGCTGGCGGGCTGGCGGGGTTGGCTGGTTGGGTTGGGGTGAGGGCGGGCGTTGAAGGCGGCGGGAGGGCGACATGGAAGACATGAGTTGGTTTCGGATCTTTTGCATCGCGGGAGGTGTGTACGCGCTTTGTGTTCTGTGTTTCGTGTACGGGTACGTCGAGGGGCGGGACTGTGAGAGGGAGCGGCGGCAGCGCGGCATTGCGGCAGCGAGGCATTGCGACAGGACAGTGGGAGGGTGAGCGATGATGACCAGGGTGGCAGATGGAGCTGTTGGCGAGGGATTACCAGGCGTTTGCGGACAAGGCCAGGTATTTGGCGGGGCACGCGGAGCGGGTGTTGGGTAGGTTGGGTCAGGCGGACAGGGTTGATCGGCTCAGGGAGATTGCCGACGAGGCCGACGGGTGGGCCAAGGATGCGTGGACGGCGGCGGTTGAGGCGAGGGACGGGAAATGACGGTGGTTGGGGTGGGGGTGGTGCTGGCGCTGGTGCTGGCTGGCGCTGTGTCGGCGGCAGGAGTGTGGCGGTGGGGGTGTGGCGGTGGGGTGTCGGCGGTGGCGGGAAGTTACAGAGTCCCGGTTCGATTCAACAGGTTCAAGGAGGGAGCGCGATGGGCGAAGATGGCGACGGGTGTGCGGCGGCCGACCAGGGTTTGGAGCAGGTCCAGCGGCGATTCTTTGAAAAGCGTTCCCAACCGATGGTGCTGATGCAGTCCGGTGGGGTGGGGATTCGCAAGATGTTCTGTTTTTACGGGGCCGAGGCCGGGCCGTTGGGCGGTGAGATGGCCGTGACGGTTTGTACGGTGAGGGTGAGTCCGAGTGCGACCGAGCGCGAGGCGGTGGGGCTCGGGCAGTTTGTTCGGGGGGTGGCGATCCGGTCGGTTGACGATGAGTGGGATCAGCACAGGGCGATGTTCGTGGCCTGGTGTTACGCCAGCCGGGCGTTGAAGGGGCGGCTTGACAAGGACATTACCGACCCGAGGGCGATCAGGGTGCTGGCCGGGACGGCGTGTCCGTGGAGAAAGCATTCCGACCGGGCGCCGGAACTGACGTGGTTTGAGGCCAAGCGGTTGTTGGGGGCGGCCGAGTTCAAGCGGGTGGCCGATGAGTCCTGGCGGCTGGGGGCGTCGTTCACGCTGGGGGTAAAGCGGGGCGGGCGGCTGACCCTGGACGCTGCCGTCGCCATGGCGATGGCGGATGTGGCGCGCAGGAATGCAGTGCGCGGGGGCTGGCCTGTTTTTTGCGGTGGAGAGGTCGGGGGAGCGGTTGGAGGAAAGCCATGAACGGAAAGAAAGCCAAGGCTATTCGGCGGGCGGTCTACAGGGACGGGTCGAAACGGAACCCGGGCAAGTATGTCAGCTACCGGGACAAGGAGGGGAAGTTGAAGGGGGAGGCGGCCCAGGGAAAGTTCGTCAAACCCTATGGCCAGATTTATTGCGGCGAGGCGCGGCGCAAATACCAGGCGCTCAAGAAGGTCGTGAAGATGCGGGGCGGTATGGTTGACGGCGACCTGGCGGCCAGGCTGGTGGGGAGGCCGGTGGGCGGGCGGCGCAAGGGCGGGGTCGTGCGGCTTTTGCGCCGGGCGGCGGATCGGTTCGAGGCGGCGGGGATGAGGTTGGCCGAGAAGGTGGGGCGGCCGGGGGGTGCAAAGGAAGGAGGGATGGCGGTTCAGGCAGTCGACTCCCGCGACATTGCTGCGGGTTGAGGAATCGACCGATGCTGAAAAAGTACAACGACAGGACGGAAATGGAGGTGATTGGCGCAAGGTTGAGCGGGGTTTCTTTCCGCCAGATTTACCTGTCTTACGGGCTGCACCCCAGCTCGGTTTATCACATCCTCAAGCGCCACGGAATTGTTCACAAGGGCAAGGGGCGCGGCAGAGAGCGGACGGGCGGCGTGGGGGGAAGCAACTGGGTGCGGGTGATCGAGGGCGAGGACGAGCGGCAATGCAGCTGTTGCCGGCGATTGTTCAAGCCCTACGCTTACGACTACCAGATCAACAGGACGGTGTGTTTTTGGTGCTTCACGAACAGCAGCGACGGCAAGTGCGCCGTGTGACGGGGCGAAGGTGGAATGAAGATAGAGGTCAGGATCGTCAGGGATATTATTGAAGACCTTAGCGACCGCCGAGGCTTGCGGCAGGAGTGGGAGCATATTGACCCAGAGATCCAAGGCCAAATTCGCCGCACTTGGAGGGCGATAGTTCGGCTGGCGTGTGACGGCGTGAAAGGAGAGCGCGGATTGGCAACGACGGTTCGAGTGATGCGGGTAAACCCGGAATCCGGGGTGGAGGTTCCGAAATATATGACGGCCGGGGCGGCGGGGTTTGATCTGCGGGCGGCGGCCGATGCCGAGGTCTGGCCCGGTCAAACCGTGATGGTCGGGACCGGCCTGGCCTTCGAAATACCGAACTGGCTGGAGATGCAGATCCGGCCCAGATCCGGAATCAGCAAACTCGGTGTCCAGTCTTTTCTGGGCACTATTGACAGCGATTACCGCGGGGAGGTTGGAATCCTGCTTCACAATTCAGGCCCCGAACGGTTTTTGGTGCGCAAGGGTGATCGGATCGCCCAGGGCGTGATTTCTCCGGTAGTCCGCGTTCTGTTCGAGATGGCCGACGAGTTGAGCCGGACTGAGCGGGGAGCCGGCGGGTTTGGGCATACAGGGGTGAAGTGAATGGGGCCTGGCTTCGCGGTTGGGAGTGCGGGTGTGGCGTGGAGGAAAGCGAGGAGCCATGAAACCAACCGGATGGTTCAAAGAGGAACACGAAAAAGCTCGTCTATCTCCCGATTATTGGGAGGCCAAGTGCGAAGAGATTGAAGAGGGAATAAAAAGGGCCAACGCTCGAATCCGAGAACTTGAAGCCGAGAATGAACACTTACAAGCTTGCCTACGAGGACTGCGACTCTTGGATACCGTTTGTCCAAAATTCCAACTCCGCGTAAACCTTGAAACGGGGAAAAGCCATGCTTGATGGTATTCTGAGGATGCCGCCCGATGTGTGGGGTAGAAACCCGGTGGACATTTTGCAACGTCATGCGATTTATGTCGAAGCGGCTGATCGCATTCGTGAACTTGAGGCCGCGCTGGCGCTAAATCTCGGAGTGAACGAGAATGATCCGGTTATCACCGAAGACCCGCTTGCAAACGCAACGCGATTCGAGTGGAAGGACCGCGCCATTAAAGCAGAAGCCAGGCTGCGGGAACTGGCAGAAGCCTATGAAATTATGCGCGAAGCATCGTTTCAGTCTCATAGTGGTCATTGGGACCCACAGAGGACTGGCGGGCAAAATTGTCCTGAATGTATCAGGTCAAGGACGCTTCGAGAAAAAGCAGACAGCCTCGCGTCTGCCGCCCTCAAGGCCGTAAAGGAGAAAAGGGCTGAGGGATGAGGGCTGAAACCTGAGTAGAAGGGAAAGAAAAAGGGATGAGGGCGGATAGGGCATGAACTACTACAACGACAACGAGCCGTTCGCCGCCAAGTGGTTGAGGGGCCTGATTCAAGCCGGGCTCTTGCCGCCCGGCGACGTGGACGACAGGAGCATATCCGATGTCAGACCGAGCGACCTCGACGGATACACGCAATGCCACTTTTTCGCAGGTATTGGCGGCTGGCCCCATGCGCTCACGCTTGCAGGTTGGGGAGCAGATAGGCCCGTTTGGACCGGATCATGCCCATGTCAACCCCTTTCGGTGGCCGGGGCTGGAAAAGGCGCTGAGGACGAGAGGCATCTGTGGCCGGAGTTCGCCCGGCTCATCTGCGAGTGCCGACCTCCAGCGGTTTTTGGAGAGCAGGTTGCGTCAAGCCTTGGACGCGAATGGCTCGCCGGAGTACGCCTTGACCTGGAGGCGATGGGATATGCCGTCGGGGCCGCCGATCTGTGCGCTGCGAGCGTCGGGGCGCCGCACATCCGGTCAAGATTGTTCTGGGTGGCGGACTCCAAACGCGACGGACTCAGACCACGGTGGCCCGAATGCAAGGGATTCGTCGGGGAACCCACACTTGACGATGCAGGCCCAGATGGCGGGATGGCCGACGCCGCGAACAATAACCGGCGGGGCGGAATCGTCGGAGAGAAAGCAGGAGTTGGGCAGGACGGCATCGGGCGGCGGGGATCTGCAAGCGGCGGCCCAGATGGCGGGGTGGCAAACGCCGAGCGTAGAGGATGGCGGCAGGGCGGGAAGCCTGACGGACTACATGAAATATGTGAACGAGGGCCAAACGAGTGGGTGCAGGCTGAGGGCGCAAGTCAAGGCAATTTCTGGCGTGATTCCGTCCTCATCCCCTGCGCCGATGGCAAATGGCGGCGGGTGCCTGGCAGGGTGGACGACACCACAGGTAGCGATGCCCAACAGCGGCTTGAAATTGAACCCTCTCTTTTCCCTTTGGCTCATGGGCTACCCGGCAGAGTGGGCTTACTGCGTGGTGCCGGCAATGCATCGTTCCGCAAGTAGCCGCGGCGTTTATCAGGGCGCTTTTGCCGAACAAAGAATGGGAGGTGCCATGGAAACGATTAACGGGCACACAGTAAAAATCCACTATGGGCGAAGTGGCAATGCCTTGGTGTATGTTGACAACGAAGCCCAGATTATTACCAGAAAGGACAAGGACGATGATCAAGCACAGCCAGTTACAGGCGGGCAGAACTTACAAGAACAAGCGCGGCGACAGGCGAAACGTGCTGCGCGTTTCTAACAACGTGGTGACCTACAAGATCCTGGAAAAGAATGGCCGGGGCCCGGGGCTGGTCGGCCAGGAATACACCTGTAAGGTGGATACGTTTGTTCGATGGGTGTCGGTTGTCCTGTAGGCGAGGTGATGGTGGGGGCCGGGGTGAGGGAATCTCGGCCCGCCAGCATCCAAAAGCGAGAAGCCGTGAACTGGAGCAGATTCAAATGTGCATACTACGGAGATTTTTCAGATGGAGCCGGCCACCGAAGCGGATATCTGGCGCCACTACCTGCGAGGGCGGATGCACCTGGCGGACCGGATCTGGGTGGTCTCCGGCGTGGACGGGCCGAACCCCTACCAGCTGGAGGCCAACCTGCTCTATCAGATCGCCATCGCCCGGATCCATTACCTGCGGGTGCCAAAGCCCCTGCCGGATGCCGACGACCTGCCAGGGCTGGCCGCCTACTGGAAACGCTATTGGAACACCCGTCGAGTGGCGCACGGTTGAGGACGTACATGTTGCCAGGTGCATGGTGTGCGGTCGAGACAGCATTGAGGTCGAGAGGCACAATGCCGGAGTTCAGCCGTGACTGGAACGCGCAGCGGGACAGGCATCGGCTGCAACAACTTGTTAGCGGTCGCCGCGCTATACGTTCATCACGATGGCTGTTACACGGGGCTGCCGCACGTTGACACATGGCCTGAAAGCCGAGATGCGCGCTTATATGCGGGACCATGGCCGGTGGTTGCGCACCCACCATGCCAGCGTTACGGGAAGCTGGGCATTGCAAACTTTGCTCGATGGGGCGGTGAACACAACCGCCCTCTGAACGATGGCGGATGTTTTGCTGCCGCGCTCGCCGCCGTGAATTGCTGGGGCGGCGTGCTGGAACACCCGGCGTTTTCGATGGCGTGGCCGATCTACAACCTGGAGCCGCCGCCGAAGCGCGGGTGGGGGCCGTCAGGCGCGGGCTGGGTCTGCGAAGTGTGGCAAAGCGCCTACGGACACAAGGCCAGGAAACGCACTTGGCTGTACTACCGAGGCGAGGCCGAGCCGCCGGAGTTAGATTGGCGGCGGCTTGAAGGAACGCACCAGATCGGATTCCAAGACCAACGCGGAAAGGCAGCAAACAAACCGACTCTAAGCCCAATTGATGCCAACGCGACACCGCCAGCATTTCGGGACGAACTTTTGAGGATTGCAATGAACGCCACAGCGACCGCTAACAAGCATTAGGCGGCGCTCGCGGCCTAAACCAGTTGTCAAGAAATTTTTGACGGATCAAACCACTTGATCCAACATCGAGGATGTGTGGCTTTGACCCACCACCCCACTACCATCGCCTGGACCCCGGCCGAGGCCGCCATTTTTCTTTGTCTGGCCGGTGGTTTGCGTGGTCAGGGCGGCGCGCGTTCACCCTGACCACCCCTGACCACCCCTGACCGCTTCGCGGCGCCCTGACCCTAACGGGGGCCTGGGGGTGGTGGTGACCTGGGTGCGGGGACGGAGGCGGAGTTCGTGTCAAATTACCGGAAATACGTGGAGGCCGCATGAGGCGCCGCCCTGACTTTTTGCTGATCGTCACGATCTGCGCTCTCGCCGGCCTGGCGGTGGGCGGGATGATCGAGGGGATCCTCGGATGGTGACGATGGCCCAGACCATCTGCTACTGCGCCGGCTACCGCTACCGAGGCGGGGTTCGTGGCGGCGTACGGAAAGTACGTGGAGGGCCGAGATGGGTAACTTCGTGATCGCGCGGCTGCTGCGATGGGTCGCCGGAAGGCTGGACGGCTACAAGACGCTGATCGGCGAGGCGACCCTGATAACCCGTGTCAATTCTTCTTCCGCGGAGAAGCCTCCGGCGATTGTGAAACAGACGGGCACTACTTATGCAAATATTGCGAAGAGCGCAACCCGGATGCAGCGCCGGATTATTTCGGTTCGCCTCTCAGCGCAGCAAAGGAAACGCTATGATCGCCCTCAAGGCCGCAAAGGAGGACAGGTGAATCTTACAGAAAACCATTGCCGGAAAACATACCAACGGGCGTGTCCTTCTTGTGGAAGCTGGAATTTGAAACCGCAGACCCCGATTGATGTGGATATTGACATTACGGATGCTCATAAAGCGTTGGGCCAATATTTCCGCGCTATTAAGGCTGGTGCGACCCCGCTTAAAGGGCCGTGCTATATCATGTGCTTTGACTGCTTATACAAAGGTCCGAGCGTTGATTGCAGAGGTCGCACCAGCGAAGACGTAGGACGCGACAAGGCGGTTTTTGCCGAAATGAAGCGGCTTTGGCTGGAGCACGAGTATATTCCTGGCCATAAGGCCGCAAAGGAAACGCCATGATCCTGACAGACAAAGCCATGACCGTAAGCGAAGAATTCCAACTACACAAGATGGCCGTGGATTGCGCCGCGAAGTATTTCGGTGCCGGCGTCGGGCGCGAGATCGGGGTGCGCAACACGATGTTCGATCTGTTTTGGATGTCCGGTCGGATTTCTTCATGGGAGGCCGGGCGGCTTGCGGACAGGGCGTGGACCGCGCTGGAAAAGCAAATGGGCACAGGAGGGAGGGGATGACGGAATCCGCGGAGCGGTTCGAGGTGTACAGGCTGGGGTCGTGGCGGGCCGTGGCGCCGGAGGAAATCGGGTGGGGCGAGCTGTATCGCCACTACAAGGACGGTGTGAGGCTTCGGCGCGGCGACCAGATTTTGTTTGCCGGGCCGGTCAATCCGCCCGGGCCGGTTGACACCAGCGGGGTGCTGGCCGAGGCCGACAGCCAGGGCCGGGCGGACGCCGATGATCCTTGCGACGATGATCCTTGCGACGACGAGCCGATTGGCGACTGCATCGGCATCGTTTGCGATCATGCCCGGTCGGGGCAGGTCTCGGGGTACGGCAAGGTTCGGTTTCTCAAGTGCGCCCTGAAAAATAAAGCGATCATGGAGCTGAAGGTTTGCCCGCAGATGAAGTGGCGCCGAAACTGGAAAGGGGAGATATAACCCGGAATGGCTCTCAGAGAATCTGACGTCGGCAAGTTCGGCATCCAGAAGGGGCATATCAAGGGTGTCGGCATCTTTTCGCTGGACACCGCATCGCCCTGCACGGGCGACGATTGCCCGATTTCCAAGATGTGCTCCTACGAACACAGGGGGTATTGCACCCTGGAGCAAAAATGGATCAAGGCGGCCTTCCATCCATACGTCGAGCTTCTTGACCGGGTGCCGAGCAAGCTGCTGGCGCAGATCATCGGGACGCAGATCATGCCGCTGTTTCGCCACCTGATCATTTTGCACAAGCGGCAGATGGCGATGAGCGACGACGAGCTGATCGAGGTTGCCCAAAAGACCGGCCAGAAGAAGGTCAACCCGCTGTTCAAGGAGATTCGGGAAACGTCCGTCACGATCATGAGCCTCATGAGGTCGGCCGGCATCCTGAACCTTGCGGAGCAGGCCGGTCTGATGGACGTTTTGTCGGGTGGGCCTCCGAAGCCCGAGCCGACCGGCGACAGGGAGGACGACGAGGCTTTTAACATGACCTATGGCGACCCGGGCCACCTCGACGCCATTATCGGGGTCGACTGATGATGGACATCACCCTTGTTCGACGCACCGACGTCTGGTCCGGCGCCGTCTGCCTGGCGATGCTGGCCGATGTGTCGGTGGAGGAAGCGGTCCAGGCGGTCGGCACGAGCGACCCGGTCACCACCGGGCAGGTCATCGACGCGCTGGTCAGGCTCAAGATCGAGCATTCGCCGCGCCGGGTGAGGCACCGGGGCCGGGGGCTGCCGCCGTGCGACGCCCTGGTGTGGCTGAACGATACGGAGATGAAGGAGATCCGCGTGGCGCTTTTTGCCGGCGGCTTCTTTTACGATCCGGCCTCCGCCGCGCCGACGCAAAGACCGTTCAGGGGGCGGGTGGCGTCGTACATTCGGGTGGTGGTGCCCGATCGCCAGCGGCCGGAGGACCGGCCCGAAACGGCCAGGGAGCGCGCCGCCCGGTACGCCCGGTATCGGGACGGGGCCGAGGGGTTCATCCTGTGGGCCGAGGAGCACATTTGCATTCGGGTGATTCTGCCGGGCAGCGTCATCCCTGTCTGGACCCCGCTTTCAAGCCTGCCGGACACGCCCGATCCGGACACCGGGCGGTCGTACAAGGAGATGTGGGAGAAGCAAAAAGAGGTTGTGCGGCGGGCCTTGGTCATGGAGGGGGGCAAGTTCAAGCACCGGTTGATCGTTTTGTGCTGGCCCCGCGGCGAGGGCAAGACCTATGTGGTCTGCTACATCCAGATGTGGAAGTTTTTTTGTTGGCCGAACCAGGAGATCATGCTCTGCGCCAACAGCAAAGACCAGACAAAGTTCGTCCAGTACGGAATCATCCGCAAGACGATAGAGCATTCGCCCAAGCTGTTGCGCCTGGTGGGCATGAAGAACATTCAGGAAAAGGAACTCAAGATCACCGACCGCAACGGGAACACGGTTTCCTTCATGCGCTCGATGTCGAACTTTACCGGCATCGTGTCGAACATCACGGGCTACGCCTTTTCGGAGTTGTTTCAGCTCAAGGACCACGAATTCTTTCAGCAGGTCGACGGCTCGATCCGAAACATCCCCAACGCTTTTGGCGTCATCGACTCCACCGTGTCGCCGAAGGACCACATCCTGTATCGGCTTTACAAGTCCTACCAGAAAGGAGAGGACGAAACCCTTTTTTTCGACTACCGCTACAGCAAAATGGGCGATTATCGGGACTTTTGGCACCCTGAACAGAGCCAGCGGCAGCTTAATTCGTACCGCACGAAGTTCATTCTGGGCGGTTTCGAGCGGTATTTTCAGAATTTGTGGTCGGCCGGCACCGAGGCGGTGTTCACCCGGGAGCAGGTGGACGCCATCGGGTACATGGGGATCGACGGAAGTTGCGAAACCCACCTCGAATTGATCGAAATCCTGTCCCAGCGCAACCACATTGTCGATCAGGTGGATAAATTGACCGCCGAGGGCATGGATATGGACTGGCGCAGCGTCGGCGCCAACGATTTTGACCGCCGATTGTGGCCGGTAGACATGGTTTACGCGCTGGAGCCGCAGTCGAGCGGCGTGGTGGCGGCCACATCCGGAGCCCTGGAGGCCCTGGGCGAGCTGTTTGACACGGATTGGGCGATTTTGGCGTCGGTGGACCGCGCCGACCCGATGAAAACCGGCCGGACGGGGGCCAGAACGGTGCTGACGGCGGTTGCCAAGGGGCTTGCGGGGTCGGCCAGCCGCGGAATCAGGGCAACGCAGTCGCAGGATGCCAAGAAAGAGGCCATGGGCCTGGCCTACGTCTACTTTTTGGTCTGCCTGGGGGTTATCGCGGACCACTCCTTGGAGAGTATCAAGGGCGTTTTGGGCGAAGCGGCGTCAGAGTACGGCGGAATCGACGCAATCGGGTGCGAGCGATGGGGGATGTGGGACCTGAAGCCGTGGGCCGACGAAGAGGGGATCGCTCTTGAGGCCTGGCAGCCGACATACAACATCCAGCGCGCAATGTTCGGCGAATTTTACATCCTGGTCGACAACGGCCGGTTCAAGGCGCCGACGGTAAACATCCCGGGGTCCAAGACGGACAACATTTTTTACGAAGAGTTGACCAAGTTCGATCACGACGACGAGCGGAAATGGTTCGGGTCGCCCGAAAAGAAGAATCGGTTCGGCGTACAGGACGACGCGGTCTATTCGGTGGCCAGCGCGATCTACGGCGGACGGTTCAAGACGGTTTTCGACTTCAACCCCAGGGGCCGGAGCATGTTTTGGGGCGCCATGCAGTATCCGGCCGGGCTGTTGGGAGACTACGGAGGGTTGAGATGAGCAGGCAGCCGGGTTGGTTCCTCGACCAGATCGACAACAAGTTCCGCTGGGCCAGGGCCCGCAAGCTGTCGCGGCTCGATCCGCAATGGGGCGCGTGGTCGGGTGCGCTGAACCGGGAAGTCCGGCGCGTCACGACCGAGATCGAGGGCGCCGGCGACCTGGACGCCGCGGCGCGCTACAAGCTGGTGTTCGTCTACTGGCTGACGTGCTCGCGAATGCTGGAAACGCTTTATCGGGGGCGCGGGGTGTTCGGCAGGAGCCGGCTGGCGCGCGACAAAAAGGCGCTGGACAATCTGCGCGCAAAAATCCTGTCGCCCAATCCGATCGAGGTTGAAATCGTCGACACTTCGCCCGTGGCCGAAATGATGTTCGGCAAGATGGTCGCGTGGGTCAAGAAGCACAAACCGAAGTTTAGAAGCAAGCCGTAGGTGTTTATTTTGGCTTGACATAAGAGTTGTTTTTTTAATACAAAAGGCGCAACGATTGTTTTCACCAGTGTTTTCTTTCCACCAATGAGGGGAAGGCCGATGAAGAGACTTTAAATGGCGGACGTTGCGGCTGAAAATCGGACGGGTGAGCAGGCCTTGGCGGGCCTTTTGGAGTTGAGCGATGAGCAGCTCAAAAACGTCCAGATGGTTATGCCGTGGCAGCCGGCCTCTACTACCGTCGATCGCAGCTTTGACACCGACGCGGACGGGTTTCCCCTTTCCTACGCATCCGGCAAGGAAATCGACAGCTGGAGCCGCGAGCGTTCCCAGCGGGAATGCTGGCGGATGTTCCAGCGCAACCCACAGGTCAACACCAGCGTTCGCGGCATTACCGGCCGCATCGCAGGGTGGGGCTTCGAGACGTCCTCGATGGTGCCGGAAATCCAGGCCGCTATCGAGGAGATCGACCTGGACTGGCGCAACCGGCTTTATTCCTTCGTTCCCAAGTTCATCACCCGCGCCAATACCGAGGGCGAGCTGTTTCTGATCCTTACGGCCCACTATGACGGGTTCATCGAGGTCGACTTTCTCGATCCGCTGCGGATCAGCGCGGGCGGGGATGACGACTCGGGCATCATCTTTCACCCCAAGAAAGACACCCTGCCGGTTTTTTACAACGTATCGGACATTAGCGGAAACAGCGTTGTCGAGCAGATCCCGAGCATTTTCGTGGCGCGCGACCCGCGGGTGGTCGAGGACGTTGCCGGCCACACGAGCTACGACGAGTCCAAACAGCGGCGGGTGGCCCTTCCGCGCTTTCGCCAGATCGGCGGATACCAGCGATTTGTGGTTTCGTGGGACAAGGGGCTGATCACGCGCCGGGCGGTCAGCTACCTGCGCACGACCATCGAGTGGCTGAACCATTACGAGCAGCTCAAGAAGTACGAGATCGACCACAAGAAGTCTTCCGGGGCGTATGCCTGGGTGTTTACCTTCGAGGATCCCAAAGCGTTCAAGCTGTGGGCCTCGTTGACTGACGACCAGAGAAAATCCACCGGCATGATGTCGACCATTGTGCCGGGTGCCAGGCTGTTTGTTCCGCCGGGAATCGCGGTGAAGGCCGTGAGCCCCCAGCTCCCGAAGATCAGTGACACGGACACCGATATTCTCGAGATGGCGGCCAGCGGCATGAACGAGCCGCGGGACACGATGACCGGGACGGCAAAGGGCACCTATGGCGGGATCAGGGCCAGCCGGGGGCCGATGAGCGACCGGACGTCGGACGAGATCGCCTACTTCGACCGGTGGTGGCGCTACGATTTTTGGGGCAGCATCTTCTTTCTCAAGGCGGCCATGGGGTTTATGCGGCCCCGTTACGAGGTGGAAGAGGCGGTCGGGTTCAAGAACCAGGAGCCGGTTTTCGGCAAGGTGCTCAAGCGGCCCGAGCAGTTGGTCGAGGTCGACTACCCCACATCGGAGAGCATCGACTACGAGTCGCGCGCCAAGGGGTTGATGGGAACCAAACACGGTCCCGTCACGGAAACCCTCGGCGTTTCGAAGAAAAGCGTGGCCAGGAGAATGGGCATTGGCGGCTACGGGCGCCAGCGGCTGCAGAAGGCGACCGAAGACAAGCTGTTCCCGAAGCTGCTCTACACCCAGGATGACGAAAAGATCCAGGAAGTGGTCGAGGGAGAAAAGGGCAAGCAGGGCGAGGAATAGTGAAGCCATAAAATGACAACCGGATTCGTCGGGGGGAGTCATGACCCGCCGACGAGGCTAGAAGAAAGGCCAGTACGGGGGCCGTACCCTCTGTGCTGGCCTTTCTTCTTTTGAGGATACGACGATGCCGATAGCCAAAGGACTGATCGAAAGGTTTTGCCGGCCGGCCTGGGCGATCACCCCGGACGCCCTTGACGCCATGATGGCCCAACTGCCCGGAGACAATCTCTTGTCGCGCATCGACGGGGCCGGCGGCCGTCACGGCTACGAAGTCCGCGATGGCGTGGCGGTGGTGAAGATTCGCGGCGCCCTGGTCAAGGAGGAGGACTTCTGGTCGGCCTTCTACGGGGAGTCCACCTACGAAGGGCTTCGCCAAACGATGCAGGCGGCTCTTCAGGACAGGTCGGCCAGGGCCGTTCTGCTGGACATTGATTCGCCCGGCGGGACCGTTGACGGCGCTCTTGAGCTGGCCGACTTCATGCACGCTGCCGCCCGGGTCAAGCCGCTTTACGCCTTTGCCAACGGGCAGATGACCAGCGCCGCCCTGATGATTTCATGCTCGGCCAAGGAGATCGCGGCTCCCCGCACGGCCTACGTCGGGAGCATCGGCGTGATTTCGGTGCACGTCGACTGGAGTGGGTTCGACGAGAAAATGGGTGTCAAGGTCACCTATCTCTCGGCGGGCAACGATTCCGAGCCTCTTTCCGATGAGGCCAGGGACTACATCCAGGAGCGGCTGGACCAGACCTACTCGATCTTTGTCGACACCGTGGCCCGGGGACGCGGGATGTCGACCGAAGCCGTTCTCAAGATGGCCGACGGCAAAATCTTTTTGGCCGAGCCCGCCGTGGCCGCCGGCATGATCGACCGCATCGAAACCGATCTATCCGCTTTCATTTCTTACATCATCGAAAAGGAGGAAATCGCCATGGATTTGAACGAGCTTAAAGAAAAACACCCCGATGTCTACGCCGCCGCCATGGGAGAAGGCTACGCCAAGGCCGAAGCGGAATTCAACGGCCAGAAGACCGAAATGCAGCGCCAGGTCGATCAGGCCAACCAGGCCAACGCCGATCTGGCCACCAAGGTCAAGGACCTGGAGCGCAAGGACGCCATCCGCGAGGAGCGTGAGCGCAAGGCCGCCATGAAGGCTGTCGCCGACGGGATCTTCTCCGAGCTGCTGGCCAAGAGCACCGTTCCCGTTCACCTGCACGGCAAGATTCGGGCCTATGTCGACCCGGAAAAGTTCTGCAGCGCCGAAAGCGGCGAGTTCGACGCCGAGGCTTTCAAGGCCGCCGTCGAGGGGGAGGTCCAGGAATGGTCGGTGGAAGGCTCGACCAGCTCCGTCGCCGGCGGCGGGTATTCGGGACGCGCCGAGAACGACGAAGACGCGGTTGTCAGCGGCCTGCTCAAGCTGGTCGGCCAGGAAGGCTAAGGCCACGCACGGCCGGAAACAAGGGGCCGGATTGCCGGTTTAACCGATAGAAAAGGAGAAATGAAATGAACCGTTTTTATGGAGACACCCCTCACATCCTTCGTGGCGGGCAGGTTGACCGGCGCTCGATCTTCGGCCCCTGCAACCTTGACGCCATCCTTCAGGTTCCGGTCACCATTCCGCCCGGGTTCGGCTGGATCCCCGCCGGTACCGTCATGGGCAAGGTTTCGGCCGAGGCCACCAACACCCGGGCCGGGCAGTACGTGCCGTACACGCCGCAGGATGCCGCCGGCGGGTTGGCCGCGGCTCTCGACACCCTGTTTGGCGCGGCCTACCTGCTGGCCGATCCCAGCGGCACGGCGACCACCCTCGAAGTCACCATGGAGGACAGCTACAAGTTCGTGGTCGGCGACCATGTGGCGGTCCTTGACAGCAACACCGCGGCCATCGACTGCGCGAATATTACCCAGATTGACCGCACGACCTACAAGGATAAGGCCGTTTTGACCATTGCGCAGGTCGACCTTTCGGCTTGCGATTCGGCCAACGGCGCCTGTGTGGTCCACCAAACCGACACGTCCAGCCCCTACCAGACCGCCGTGGGCATTCTGGTCGGCGGGGTGGAAACCGGTGTCGGCGCCGATGCCAAGGGCGGCCAGGGGGTGATCGTGTTCTCCAACGCCATCCTCAACGTCGGGGCGCTGTACAACCTGGATTCCGGCGCGATCACCGATCTCGGGGCGGTTCAGTCCGGCAACTGGCTGATTCTCAAGTAACGAAAAACGAATCGGCGCCAACGCCGACTGAACCGAAAGGACCGAAAGGAGCGATCCCATGAATAACATCCCTGAGTTGAAGCAGGCCACCCTGCAAAAGCTGATCACCCGGTTCGCCGTTGCGCCGAACCTGATCCTGGCCAAGCTGTTCGGGTCCGACCGCTGGGAATCCGAGGACGTGTATTGGGATGCCCAGGTCGGCAACCGCGGCATCATGCCGTTTGCCGCCGAGGATGCGCCGGCCCCCATGATCGGGGTCGAAGGGGTATCCGAGCACCGCGCCCATGCCGCCTTCTGGAAGGAAAAGACCTACCTCGGCGCGTCTTTCATGAACAACATCCGCGAGCCGGGCGACAGCCGCAAGCACTATGCCGCCTCCAAGCAGCTGGCCCGGGAAACCCAGAAGCTGCGCAACCGGTGCGACCGGCGCAAGGAGTGGATGTTCTGCCAGATGCTGACCGCCGGTGCGTTTTCCTACCTGGACAAGAAGGGCGTCAAGGTCAACGTCGACTACGGTGTTCCGGCCGCCCACTTTCCGACCCTGGAGTCGGCTCGCAAGTGGGACCAGGACGGGTCCAAGATCCTTGAGGACTGGTTCGACATCGTGGAGTTCTTCGAGTACCACGCCCAGGCGCCGATCACCCACGTTCTGGTGACCAGCGAGATCGTACGGGCCATGGTGCTCAACAAGGGCGTTCAGAGCCTGCTCACGAAGTCGTCCTTCGGCGACGGCGACCTGATGACCCGTCCGGCCGAAGTGCTCAAGGCCCTGCTGCAGGTTCCGAACTTCGTTATCTACAACGAGATGTACGAGGTCCGGTGCTGGTTGAGCGCCGCCCTGACCGCCGGCGCCGGTCCGCATACGATCACCGTGGACGAGGTCAAGGACATCGCCGTCGGCGATACGATCTTTGGAGTGCGCCACAACGACGACGGAACCCAGACCAAGACCGAGGCCATGACCGTGACCGCCGTGAGCGCCGCGGCCGGCACGATCACCGCTACCGGCACGATCACCACCAGCCTGCGCAGCCAGTCGGACTTCATCTACACCGTGCGCAAGTTCCTGCCGACCAATAAGTTCACCGTCTTTGCCGACACCATCGAGGGGCAGAAGATCGCCGAGTTCGCCGAGGCGCCTTTCGACCTTGACCGGACCTACGGGATGAAGGTCGACAACAAGATCCAGTGGGATCCGGACGGGGTGTTCATCCGGGTGCAGAACAAGGGCCTCCCGGTTCTGTACTTCGAGGACGCGACCTACAGCGTCGAGGTTCTGTAAGCAGGCGCGGAAGCCTGGGCGAAATGAAAACCTGATGGCCGGTCTTTTCGGCCGGCCATCGCTTCAAATGAAGTGGAGGCATCTATGACGACCTACATGAAAGACTTCCCGGGTCCGTTTCCGGCGCCGATCTGCGAACAGGCCAAAAACGACCTGGTCGATCTCGACGCCCGGGTCGGCGACCTGGAAGATGCCGTCGGCACGGCGGAAGACGACATCGACGGCGCGGAGGCCGCCCTGGCCGCCCTGGCCGGGGATACCTGCATGTTTGCCGAGCCGGATCTGGCCATCGGGACGACCAAGACCAACGTGGCTCACGGCTCGGTCCCGCTGTTGATCGCAGGAAAGTTTTACACTCTGCCGGACAGCGCCGCCGGTGTGGCCCTGCCGACCGGCACCATCGCCCAGAACAAGTACGGCGCCTTTGCCGTGGACGTCGGAGCCAATCTGACGGTGGACATCGCCGAAGCGGCCGACAACGAAACCGGTTACGCCAGTGCCGCCCTGGCCCTTGCGGCGGCCAAGGCCGTCACCCTGGCCGCCGGCCACAAGCGTCTCGGCTACATCGTGATCCACACGGCCGCGGCTGAGGCTTTTACCAACGGCACCACCGAGCTGGACGATTCCGACCTGCAGACGGCGACCGCGTTTTACGACGAAACCCCGGTGGCGGCCCTGGCCACCCAGAAGGCCGCTTTCTACAACGGCGTCATGACCCGGGCGGGCCTGGCGATCGGCAACGCGGCCGCAGACGACATTGATCACGGCGCCTTCGATTACGTGATCAACGGCCAGAAGTATTCCAAGGCCGCGACCGACGCAACCGAGGTCGCGCCGGACGGCCTGTCGGCGACCGACGGGGCCGGGGCCTACAACGGCTGGATCTTTACCATCGGGGCCAACGGCACGGTCGATCTGGGCGAGGATACCGGGGAGGCGGGCGCCGGTTACGCGACGGCTGCGCTGGCCCTGGCGGCGGCCAAGGCCCTGGTGCCGGAAGCGGCTCACGTCGTCATCGGATGGGCGGCGGTGGGCAACGAGGTTGGCGTGGTCACGCCGGGCACGACGGAGCTTACCGGCAACGTCGTGTTCGAGAATGCGCCGACCATGTTCGAGGTCGCGTCGGGCAACGCCACGATGCCCTAACGGGAGGTGACGATGGCCGGCGCCGGTGTTTTTGACGAGCAGACCCAAAGGATGATCGAGGCGGCGGCGGCGGCCGGTGCGGTCGCCGCCCTGGCCAGGTATGTCGACCGTCCGCCGTGCGGCCTGTCCGCGGAGAACGCCCGGGAGCTGCCGCATCTTCTCGGGTGCATCAAGGACATCGGCGGCGGCGGCGACGACGGCCTGTCGAAAGGCATCGAGGTTTTCCGAAAGAACCAGGCGTTCAACATGAAGTGGCGCTCCGTTTGCGAGCAGACCGGGGCCTACATTCTGGGCGCAATTATCCTGAGCGTCTGCGGTGTCGCGGGGCTGATCATCGGGACCGGTTTTTGGGGCTGGCTCAAGGCCGGTCTCAAGGGAATCGAGAAATAGGGGGCTCAAATGCCGGATGCCAAACCGGATGTCAAACGAGTTCGCGTTCGCCGCACCCTGCTGTGCTCCGACGGACCAAGGGGCGGATACCCGGCGGGGGCGGTGTTCGACGCGCCGTTCCCCCCGGGCATTGTCAGGGAGTTGAAGGCGGGCCGCGGGCGGATCGAAATGGGGCTCGGCGCGCTTGAAATCCTCAAGGACGAGAACGAACCCGCATGGGTTTCGGTTCTGGCCCAGTCGCCGCTGACGGCAACGGCGGTAGAGGAAAATGGCGGCATCACCGTTACCGTCACCGACTCCCGGGAAATTCTGTTTCGCCGGTTCGAGGGCGGGCCGCGGGTGCGGGAGATTTTTGCCGTCCCGCGGCGCGTGTCGAAGCGTGTCAAGCCATGGCTGGCGGCCTATTCCGACGAGGATTCCGCCAGGATTCGCGGGCTGCTCCGCAAGCGGTTCGACATGGCCGAGATGGCGGTGGCGACGGCCGAAGAGGAAGATGGGCGGCTCGAAGCACCGGTCGTTACGGCCGCCGAAGTGCCCGCGGCCCGTCCGGGCTGTCTCGACGGCGAAAAGGTGGCGGCCTCCGAGCTGGCCGACGCCAAGCGCCAGTTGCGCGATTACGCCACCCAGCGGTTCGGGGTGAAGATCAACGCCCGCCAGGCGATCGGAAAGATGATCGAAAGGATCCTGGCGCTTGAAAGCGAGGACGGCCGATGACCTCCAACGAACTGGTGCTGCTGTTGGCGAGCGAGATCAAGGGGCTGTCGAGCTACGTGGTGTCGGCCGACTACACCAACGCCATTTCGGAGGCCCAGCTGGAAACCGGGTGGACCCTGCCGGTCGCGGACAGCTTCAAGGTCTTGTGGCTCAAGCGCAGGGCCAAGCGCCACCTGATCTTTATGCTCTACACCGAGGCCGCCAGCAAGTTCAAGGTCGACCAGATCAGCCTGGGCGACCGGTTCAAGCATTACGGCGAGCTGATCAAGGCCGAGGACGCGGCCTTCGCGGCGGTTCTCGAGGATCGCGCCGAGATGTTTGCCGACGCCAACGGGATCGGCGACCCGGTTGCCTACTTCGGCGTGCAGGTCGGCACGCGCCACTCCTATGACGAGCTGGGGCGCGACGTCACCGATTACGGCGATGACGCCATTCAGCAGTAAGGAGCCCTCCCGATGACGGTCGGTCAGGACATCAAGTCCGTGTTTCAGGAAGTCGGCGCAGCCGTCACGCTCCTTCCCGGGAGCACCACGGAGTATATCCGGGCCATCATCAACAAGCAGGTGACAAAGCCGTTCATCCGCGAGTTCTTCATCGAGGCCCAGCTTCCCTACGACACCTCGATTGCCGCCGGCAGCACCATCGCGTTCGCTTCGGGGGATGTCTACCTGGTGATGAACAAGACCCCCATGGTCCTCGAAGGGGCCACCTATATGTGGGGGAGCGTGCTCTACAAGACCAACGTGATCGGCCGGGTTATGCGCCCGTCTTCCGCCCGCGACGAGCGGTATCGCCAGGACGTTTCGTGGGCTGCGGTCAAGACCGGGTGCTACGCCCTTTTGACCGAATCGCTTTACGGCAACGAGCTGGATTCCAACGAGGAGCTGGCCAACCTGGGGCTCAAGCGCGAGGACCTTTACATCCCGGCGTCTTCCGGGATTCGACAGGACGACCGCTTCGACATCTCGACCATAGGAACCGTTACCAAGACCAGCGCGACCGGCACGATCACCACCGGTGCCAGCATCACCCTGGGGGCCGCGCCGATTTCCGAGGACTGGACCATCATTTTCGACAGCGCGACCGAGTTCCGCGTGGTCGGCGGCGATGTCGGCCAGGTGAACGCGGCCGGCACGGTCGGCGAGGCCCTGGACGTGGAAACCTATTTCACGATCCCGGCCAATTTTTTCAGCGGCACCTGGGCCGAAAACGATACCTGCGCGTTCAGCACGGTGGCCGAATACTATTGGATTCAGGACATCAAGAAGCGCCGCTACAACAGCGTGTGGGTCGGCTATCTCGCGGAGGACACGCGATGACGCTCAGGGCAGGCATGATCCCCAAGAAGGCCGACTTCGACGGCTACCGCAAGGCGCTTCGCCGCATCGAGTCCGAAGCCGCGGCCCAAAGAACCTGGCTGCCCAAGACCTGCGCCGCCGAATACCGGGACGATTTGTCCAAGGCCATCATCACCCAGAAGTATGCCGGCGGATACCCCGACTATCACCCCTGGTACGCCTACTGGAAGCAGATGGTGTCCGGGTCGACGGGCCAGTTCTGGATCTTGTTCGGCGACCTGCTGAAATCCATCACGACTGTCCACCGTTCGACCGGCGGCGGGCGGGCCGGGTGGTTTGCCGGGGTTCCTTCCAGCGCCCGGGACTCCGGCGGCAAGAGCTGGTTCGGAACGAAAAAGAACCCGCGCGGAAAATCCAAGTCGATCGGCATGTACGCGGCGGTCAACGAGGACCTGCGACCGGTGTTCGAGCCGTCCATCGACGAATACGCCAAGACGCACTGGCTGCGCAGAAGCCGCAACTCGCTTAACGCGATTGTGCGGCTGTGGAGATAGGCAATGGACGACGCGGCCAAGGATAGCGTTTACCGCGAGTCGCTGCGCAAGTTCTTCGTCGACCTGCTTGGAGACGACGTCTACTTCGACAAGAACTTTATCGACCCGACGGTCTTCGAAAAGGCGCCGACCAAGTGGTTCGTAGTCGATTCGGGCGGCCTGGACGGGGTTGGCGGACGCTTCGAGCCGGGGCTGCGGGTGATCTGCTGCACGCGGCGCGACCCGGAAAGAACGACCCTCAGCGAGCAGGTGGACACGGTGCGCGATGGGCTGCGGGATGCGACAAAGCCGGACGGCTGCCGGCGGATTCCCCTGGTGGTCTGGAATTCCGGCACGGAAACCTACGACACCATCGGCGGCATCCTGGTGGAAAAGAACCCGCGGGACTCCGGCGACATGAGCGCGCCGGACCAGAGCAACTACAGGATCTTGTCCTACCGCGCGGTGTGGGTGGCCAACGGGTAGCGGGGTTTTCCAAAAATGAACGACGCGATCTGGGTGTTTTGCGAACGCTGCCAGAAAAAGCTGGCGAAACGGCTTTCGGACGGACGGATCGAGTTCGTGTTCGGACTGCGGCAGGACGGGGAGCCCAAGGTGGTCATGACGATCGACGGGTCCGTGGAAATCAAGTGCCTTCGGTATCGCTGCGGGCACGTCAATCGCATTGCCGGAAGTTGACAATCCGGTGGTGTAGGGTGTTGCCACTTAAACTGCTTAAAAAGGAGAATCACCATGTCTGGACCGCAAACTAAACACTCTTCGGCTTGGGCCCTGGGGCTCATGGACATTCGCGTTGGCGCCTGCGCGTCCAACATCGCCAACATCGCCCCGGTACTGACCACCACGGACAGCTCGCTGGGCGCCATGGCGCAGACCAAGTTCGCCGGCAGCACCGACTTTTTCCGCCAGCTTTCCGGGTTTCCGAAGCGCGAGGACGGCGTCATCCCCCTGAAAGAGGAGGCCGCCATCGAAGTGGCCTTCAAGGAGCTGACCCCGTTCAACGTGGCCCTGGCCCGCGGACTCGACCCGACCGCCTCGCGAGCCGCCCTGGCGATCGAGGACGTTCACCTGGTCAGCACGCTCGGTACCCGCGATGCGGCCAAGGCCATCGCGGTCACCGATGGCACCCCGGCTGATTGGGCTGTGATCGACGAGGAGTGGATCGTGGTCTTTACCGCGGCCGCGGCCGGCGAAATCTTCGGCAAGCGCACCGGCTACGTCCACGCTTTTGCCGCCCTGAATGCTGCCATGGCGCCCGTCGACGGCAACAGCAAGAAGTATTTCAGCATCCCGGCCAGCTTCTTTACCGGGACGTGGGCCGACGGCGACTCCTACGTTTTTTACACCATGGCCGGCGGGGCCTCGGCGTACGCCAGCGCCCATTCCGGCAACATCGGCTTCGGCGCCATGGCGGCCCCGGTCGATATCCGGGTCGAGGCGGTCTACACCTTCCCCAACGGGACCAACACCCTGACCTTTGTTCTGCCCAGGGCCCAGGCCGAGGCCAGCACCGAGATCGACTTCCAGGACGAGGAAGAGGCCAAACCCCCGATCCGCCTGGCCGCCAAGGACGCTTCGAGCGCCAATGCGGCCGGCCACGCGGTATGGGATGCCATGCCGCTGGGCCGCATGATCTGGGCGTAATCAAGCCGAGGCTGTTGTGCGACCTGACCGCAAACGGAGAACAAATGGCAAGCGATTCTGATCTGATTGTCAAGCCTCGAAAATGGACCTACGGCATCCGGTCGCCGAAGAAGATGGAGATTTGGCCCCTGTCCATCGGCGACCAGGATGCTCTGGGCCGGCGCCTGGACGACACCTTCAAGGACTTTTCGCGGCGCGAGGCCAGCGACATCGACTTTGCCGTGTTCGTCATGCAGATGCTGCGCGACAACATCGGCGAGATCATGCGCCTGGTGACCGGGCTGGACGAAAACGGGGTCAGGGGCCTGTTGGCCGACGTCACCAACAAGCAGGCCTGGGCGCTGGTGGAAATGGTGTGGGAGGAGAATTACGCGGACCTCCTAAAAAACCTGAGCGGCCTTCTCGGCAAGATTCCGGTCGGCGTCGTGGACGCGGTGGCGGCGGACTGACGGCCGGGGAGGCCTTTGCCCTTTTTCTGGAGAAGTACCCGCAGTACCGCCTTGAAGACCTGACCCGCAAGTCGTTTCTGGACGGCGGGCTGACGCAGAAACAATTCGTCGTGCTGCTCAAGAGCGCGATGAAGCGCGAAAACCAGCAGGTCGCCTTCTACGCCAAGGTCCACGGCGCGAAGCTCAAGGGCGGCAAGAGCGTCTGGCGGGACGGCGACACGCGGGTCGTCGACACGCGGGAGATCTACAACGGGGATCCCCGGTCGGTCGAACACATGAGCCCGGAGGCCCGGGAGCAGATGACCCGGGATCTGATAGAGAAACTCAAGGGCTCGATGCCGAAGTTCGGGAACTGAAATGGCGGCGGAAACCAGAGAGCTTGGCACCCTGTTCACGGCAGACATCCGCGACTTTATGGCGAAGACCGCCAAGGTGCGCGCCGAGGTCGCCAAGTTCTACGCCGAGCAGTCGAAGCTGACGGCCGGCACCCAGGCGCTGAAAAGGCAGCAGGACGAGCTGTCGCGGTCCATCCAGAGCGTTTCGGCCGCAACGCGCAATGCGTCCGGCGCCCTCGGGAGCATGACGTCGGCCCAGCGCGAGCACGGCAAACAGCTTCAGCACATCAAGTCCGGGTGGGAGTCGGTCAAGGGCGCCATGCGCGTCACGGCGTCCTACGGCATCGCGGCCACGGCCATCTTCGGGGTGGTCAATGCTTTGAAGGCCGGGGTCGTGGAGATCGCCAACTTCGACCAGGCCCTGAAAAACCTGCAGGCCGTCACCCAGGCGACCAACGCCGAGGTCGCGCAGGCCTCCGAGATTTCGCGCAAGATCGCCACCGAAACCCGCTACTCGGCCACCGAGGTTGCCCAGGGCATGGTGTTGTTGGGCCAGTCGGGATTGACGGCGGCCGAATCCATCCAGGCCATCGGCGCGGTGTCCACCCTGGCCACCGGCACCCTTGAAACCTTCGACAAGACGGCCGACCTGCTGACCACGACCCTGGTGTCGTTCAACATGCGGGCCACCGAGTCGAGCCGGGTGTCCGACGTCATGGCCAACGCCATCAACAAGTCCAAGCTGACGGTGGAAAAGCTGCGCGTCGTGTTCGGCTACGTCGGCGCGTCGGCGCACCAGGCCGGGCTGACCCTTGAGCAGTTGGCGGCGTCTACCATGGTGTTGGCCAACAATGGCTTGCGCGCCAGTACCACGGCCACCGGGTTGCGCCAGGTGTTGGCACGGCTGTTGAGCCCGGGCACCAAGCTGCGTGAAGCGTTCAAAGAGTACAACATCGAGCTGGAGAAGGTGAATCCGAGCATCGCCGGGTTTGAAAACGCCATCAAGAATCTGGCGCCCGTGCTGGTGGATCACGCGACCGGTACCATCGACATGGCCAAGGCCTACGAGATGTTCGGCCTTCGCGGCGCACAGGCGGCGGCCATCCTGGTTCAAGCGTTTCAAAGCGGCAACTTTCAGCAGGCCCTGGAAACTCTGTACGAGGTCGGCGCGGCCGAGGCCATGGCCGCCAAGCAGAAAGAGGGGCTTGCCATCCAGGCCAAGAACCTGGCCGACCGGATGCGCAACCTGGCCATCTCGCTGGGCGACGCCGGGGTGCTTGGGGCACTGTCGGCGCTGGTCAGGAGCCTGTCCGCGGTGGTGGACGGGCTCGACCGGTTTGTGCGCAGCGTCCAGGGCGAGGTCCTGGTTCAGATGGCGCTTTGGACGGCGGCCATCGCGGGCACGACGTTCGCCCTGACCAAGCTGCTGGGGCTGCTCAAGGCGTCCTACATGACCGGCATGATCGCGGGGGCCGTGGACATGGTCTACGCCTTCAAGGCCCTGAGCGCATCGTGCGGTACGGTGTCGGCCGCTTTCGGCGTTCTTGGCGGCGTGATGCTGAACCACCCCATCATCACCTTTTCCGTTGTGGTCGCCGGCCTTTTGACGACCCTGAAGTATCTTTACGGCGAAACCGACCGCAACATCAAAAAGACCCAGGAGTCCGCCGAGAAGTTCGCCCAGGCGGCAGACTCGGCCGGCAGCTATCGCGACCAGATCCAGGGCCTGGCCGAACGGTGGGGAAAAGGCGAAGAGGTCGGCCGCGAATTCGACGCCCTGCTTACCCGCCTGAAACAGACGCACCCCGAGCTGTCCCGTGAAATCGACCTGAACAAGGATTCCTACGAAGACTTGTTGCGGGTCATGGACCGTTTTGAACGGACGTCGGTGGAGGAGTCCATTCGAAAGCAGGTCCAGTTGATGGAACTGCAGCACCAGAAGTTGATGCAGCTCAAGGAGGACTTCGAGAGTTACGGGGCCGCCGACTATGGGTCTTGGCTGATAGGCGGCAAGCCGAAAGTCTACGGCCTGGACGAGTTTGCCAAGTCATCGCAAGAAGGGGCCCGGGCGCTGGAAAACTTGAGGACGACCGCGGCCAGCGTGGCGCGCTCGATCTTCGACATGTACGAGCGGAAAGACATCCCGGAGATGGAGTCGACGGCCCAGTCGTTTGTTGCCGGCCTGGGGCTCGATCCGGAAAAAACGAAGTTCATCCTGGACGAAATAGGCGCCAACCTCGAGGCGTTTTCCAAGCGCGTCAAGGTCGAGGTGGTTGATCTCGACGAGGAAGTGAAGAACAACCTGGCCAAGATGCCGGACGGCTTCCAGGAAGTTTTTGACAGCCTGCCGCCGCTGGACCAGACGAAGTTCGCCCTCGGGCTGAAGAGCCTTTACAGCCAGATTTCCCAGATCGAAAAGACCTTGAAGTCCGCCGGCCAGTCCCAGGAACAGATCGACGCTGGGATCCAGGCCCGCAAGAAGCAATTTCTCGAAGAGTTTCGGAACGCCAACGAGGCCAACCTCGACCTGCTCCAGCTCGAAAAGCAGTTCCAGTCCAAGATGGCGGGCCTCGAAACCAACGAGGCGGCCCGGATCAATCAAAAGGAGCAGGCCGCCCTGGACGACGCCCAGGTCTGGCACGAGCGGCGCAAGGCCGCCGCCATCGAACACGGTCAGGACACGGCCGGCATTGACGCCCAGTACCAACAGCTTCAAAAGCAGATCGCCACAAGCGCCGCGCGCGAACGCCTGGACCTGGAGCAGGACCTGAGCCGCCGGCGCCTGGACATCAAGAAACAGGAGGCCGAAATCCTGTTGGAGCAGGAGCGCGCCGCCGTGGCCAGGGATGGCGGCGACGTGTCGCAAGACGACATCCGGGCCAAGCAGCTCCAGGCGGCGGTGGAATCGTCTCGCGACATCATGGCGGTCGAGGAGCGCAACCTCGCCCGGACCCGCGCCCTGTACGGCGAGCACACGCGGGAAACCCTGGCGGCCATGTCCCAAATGCTGTCGGCCAAAAAAGCCCACGAAGCGGACGTCGCGGCCCTGGAGAACCACAACGCCAAGGTGCGCATCGACACGGCCAAGGACGAGGGCATGGCCAAGCTCAAGGCGGCCAAGAAGTTTTCCGACGAATGGTTGGCCGTGCTCCAGGACATGTATGCCAACGGCCTGATCCAGGAGCAGCAGTACGCCGATGCCATGCGGCGCTACCAGGAGCATTTGGACAAGGAGGAGATCGACCGGCTCAAGGCCAAGCTCAAGAGCGTGGCCAAATACTCCGAGGCCTGGCTGGACATCCTCAAGCAGATTTACGCCCTGGAGGGTCTCAGCGTCGAGCAGTTCACGCAGAAGGTCAACGACGCCTACAAGCAGATGTTCGAGAACATCGAGAAGGGCTGGAGGGACGGGAGCGTTTCGGCCTCCGAGTATGCGGCGGCCGTCAAAGCGGCTGTTCTCCACCAGGTGCTTACAGAGGAGGCCGCCAACGAAAAGCGCGTGGCGGCAAACGGGTCGGCGTGGGAAAGAATAAGCCTTGGTGTCGAAAAGGCAAAGCGGGGCAGCGAAAAGTGGGGCGAGCTTGTTATTTCGACGTCCGAGCGGGCCGCCGGCGCGATTGCAGACAACATGACCAACAGCCTGTTTGATTTTGTCGATGGCACCAAAAGCGCCAAGGAGGCCGTGGTTGATTTTGCAAGAGACACCCTCAACTGGCTGGCCAAGATTATTGTGAGATGGCAGTTGTTCAACCTTGTTGCCGGCATGATGCCCAAGGCGCCTACGTCAGAATCATTCACCAGTTCGGTTATCCGGGGTGGCAGTGCTGCCCTGCTGTCGGCGTGGGGCGTTGTCGGGATGCACGGCGGCGGGGCGGTCGGCAGCGACCATAGTTTTATCCGCCGGGTAGACCCTTCCGTCTTTGCCCTGGCTCCCCGGCTGCACTCCGGCCTGGCCTACGACGAGTTTCCGGCAATCCTCCAGCGCGGTGAGGAGGTGTTGTCCAGGCGCGACGTGGCGGCCGGCCGCAACGCTCCGGCGGTCAACATCACTGTCAACAACACGGCTCCGGGAACCCAGGCCAGGGTAGACGACTCCGGCGATGGGCTTGATTTCAACATCATCGTTGAGCAGGTCGAGTCGGCTATTTCCGGGCGCATGCAAAGAGGGGCCGGAATGGCCCGGTTCTTTGATTCCATGTATCGGAGGGCCAGATGACAATCGCGTCCTGGCCATCTACCCTTCCGCCGCCCGCCGTGGAGTTTGCCTCCCAGCTGGCTTCCGGCCAGTCGGAAAACGATGCCAGCACGCCCGCCGTTCGCAACCGAAGAATGCCGGAGCGCGAGAACAGCTTTTCGTTCTACCTCACGGAAGACGAGTTTGCGGCATGGCGCACCTTTTTCGACGACACCCTTTGCGGCGGCACGGCTTTTTTCAGTGCCGATTGGTTGACGATCGCAGGGCTTTCAGAATCGCTGCTGGAATGCTACGCGCGCCTGGCAGACCATGCTTACGAGGTCCAGCGGATTGACACTGATCCGATTGGCTACTGGCACAAGAGCTGGATGGTTTCCGCCCGCTTTGAAATCATTCGGGTCGAGGAGGAATAGGGATGGCCTTTGTAATTGCCGAAGACGATTGGCCGTCCGAACTTCCGGGGCCGATGTTCGATTCGTCTTTGCGCATGAAGGCCGGCACCAACGTCAAGAGGCGAAGGACGCAGGGAGGGCGCGTTGAGCTGCGCCGGTTCGGCGAGCGTGGCCCCGACGAATGGAGCCTGGTCTTTCGCTTCAACGACGCAGAGCTGATCGTCTTCGCCCCCTACTACAACGACAGCCTGGATCTTGGCACGATGTGGTTCGCGGCCCCCTGGATAAGCCGCCTGGGCTACGGTGCCGGCCACTACGCCAAGATCATGGGCTACCCGCAGGAGCGCCACAGCGCGTTTCCGTATCAGGGTTTTGTTGATTTGCATGCCACCGTGCTGGTGGCGCCGATCAGCGTGTAGGCGCAGCAACTACTGGCCGGGCCGGGCCAGACGAGCGATGGAGATTTGCATGGAACTGACCGACGCTATCAAAGAGGCCTACGCCAACGCCCCCGGGGACGCGACCTATTACGACACCCTCCAGATCGACCACGAGGATTTCGCCGCCCCCATTCTGATCGTCAACAGTCACGCGCCGACCACGCGCACCGAGGGCGAGTTTTTGCCGGTGCGTTTCGATTTCAAGTTGCCCGAGACCGCGGGCTCCGTGCGCGGGGAGATGACCATCTCCATCGCCGGGGTGCCGGCATCCGTGCGCGCGGCGATCCGCAACGGGGCCGGGACCCGCGCGCCGGTCACGGTCACTTACCGGCAGTATGTCGACAGCGACCCGGACCCGGCCGCCGAGTACCCGGTGCCGCTGTCGATCAGCGCCGTGCGCGAGACCTACGCCGGCATCGAGATGACGGCCCTGGCGCCGGACTTAACCGGCCTGCCCTTCCCTCGCCGGCTGATGACCACCAAATCTCTACCGGGGTTGCGGCTGTGACGGCCCCGCACTGGACAGCGCCGTATGTCGGCAAGCCCTGGGACCCGGGCGTCAACAACTGCTACGAGTGGTTCCGCCGCGTGCAGTCCGAGCACTTCGGGCGCCGCCTTGACGCCGTGCCGATCGACCCCGACCGCCTGGTGGCCCAGGCCGCCAAGGCGCTGGCCGGCAATGTGCCGCGGGGGATGGGCTGGCAGCCCACGGACCGCCCGGAGGAGGGCGACGCCGCTTTCCTCAGCCAGGGCGCCCGGCCGCACCACATCGGGGTGGTGGCCCGCATCGACGAGGGGCTGTGCATCCTGCACGCCGCCGATTGCCGCGGGGTGGTGCTGTCCCCCCTGGCCTCCTTGCGCACCGCCGGCTGGCGGGTGATGGAGTATTGGACATGCAGGTAATCCATGCCTGGAATCCGCTGATTTTGTCCACCGACCGGAAGGTGGTGGATGTCGAGCCCGGCCTGACGCCCGCCGAGGTGATCGCGCGCTGCGGGCTGTCTTTTGTCCGCCCCTACTATCTGCTGGTCAACGGCGAGCCGGTCGGGCGGGCCGAGTGGGGCACGCGGCGGCTGGCTCAGGATGACGTGTGCCATTTCGTGGAGCTGCCCGGCGGCCCGTATATCGCCATGGCGGTCTACAAGCTGGCCGCCTGGATGGTAGCCTACGGCGGCGTCTCGCTCAAAACGGCCATGTTCGTGGCCAAAGGCGTGGCGTTCGTGGCCCAGACGGTGGCCGTCGTGGGAGGCATGCAACTGCTCAACGGGTTTCTGGCCGGATCTCAGCCGGGCCAAAGCGGGGCCATCGGGGCGACCGATCAGCCTTTCTCCATCTCGGCGCAGGGCAACCGGGCGCGCATCGGTCAGCCCTTTGCCGAGCATTTCGGGCGGCTGAAGATCTACCCCGACTTGGTGCAAAAACCCTATGTCGAGTACGGGGCCGCCAACGCGCTATCCACCGGCGCCGATCAGTACCTGTACTTTCTGGGCATCATCGGCATGGGCGAGTACGACGTGGAGCGGGTGCTGATCGACAGCACCGACGTGGACAATCTCGAGGACGCCGATTACGCCATCCTCGGTCCCGGCGTGGCTCCCACGATCTGCACGCGCTGCGTGTGGAGCAACGAGAACTTGGCCGGGCAAAAGCTTAACTACGCCTCCACCGACACCACCCCCCTGATTACCGCCGTGTGCCCGCCGGGCTGCCAGATCGAGCTGATCGGTTTTGACATCGAGTTCCCCGCCGGCCTCTACGTGCGCTCCGGGGATCCGCGCGGGGGGTTGCACGGCGCGCTGCTGTCGATCAAGCCCTATGCGCGGCTGATCGACGATGACGGCAGCCCGACCGGGGACGGGTCCTGGACCAACATCATCGAGTACTCGTATCCCGGCCTGGCCACCAATGCCCTGCACTGCTTCGCCTACACGCCCAAGGTGCTGCGGGCCAGCTACCTGCTCCCGGCGCCCTTCGGCTGGGGGCGCTATGAGCTGAAGCTGGAGGGGGTGGACGACAATATCGACAACATGCTGGCCTGCTCCACCTGTTTCCTGGGCCAGGTGCGCGGCTATGGCTGGGGGCACCAGTGGATTTCCGCCCTGGGCGACTGCACCTGCCTGGAAATGCGCGTCAAGGCCGACGCCCAGGTCACCGGGGCCATTGTGGACAAGATCGCCGTGGTGGCCACCCGCAAGCTCTACCCGGTGGAGGCCGCCGGCTTCGGGGCCACCCTGACGGCGACGCGCTCCATCGTGGATGCGGTGGCCTACATGGTAACGGATGCCAACGGCGGTCAGCAGGCGGACAGCCTCCTGGATTTTGCTTCTTTGTCCACACTGCGCGGCGCGCTGGGCACGGCCGGATACTATTTTGATCACCGCTTCCAGTCGCGCTCCTCGGTGATGGAGGCCTGCGCCACGGCGGGCCGCTGCGGGCTGTGCGTGCCCTACATGCCGGGGCTGTTCATGCTGATCCAGGACGTGGCCCACGCGGCCTGCTCGATGAAGTTTACCGCCGACGATTATACCGAGGGCTCGTTCACCATCACCCACTCCATTTGCACCGCCGACAGCCCCACCGGGGTGGAGATCCATTGCGTCGATGCCGATACCTGGTCCGACACGGTCATCGAGTGCTACGACGGGGACGGCAGCGACACCAACCTGGCCGCCGTCGAGCTGACCGGCTGCACCTCGCGCCAGCAGGGCTACGAGGTCGGCATGTACATGTACGCCGACGACAAGGAGAACCGGTCCTTCGTCGAGTTTGCCACCGGGCTCCAGGGGCTCATCCCGCTGCCCGGCGCGCGGGTGATGATCGATATCCCGGCCGCCGACGGCTGGCAGCGCAGCGGGCTGATCCAGAGCATAGTCGGCACCACCATCACTCTGAGCGAGGATATCGACTGGGGCGACGAGACCGACGGCATCCTCTACCTGACCGGCGCCGCGGCGGCCCTGGCCGGCCCGTATGCCGTGGAGCGCACCGCCAACGAGCACGTGGTCACCGGCAGCCTGCCGGTCGGCACGGCCACGGTGGCCACCGGCGCCGGCGAGGCGGCCCGCTACCTGTTTGCTTTCGACGCCACCGAGACCACCTCCATGCGTGTTACGCGCATCCAGCCGGACGGGCAAAACAGCGTGCGCATCAGCGGCACGATCTACGGCACCCTGCCCTATGCGGACCCCGGCACGGTTCCGGGCACCGGCACCACCGAGCTGCTGGAATCTGTCACCTTGCAATACCAGGGAGTGGTAGACGGCGAGTACACCTACGTGGCCTCGTGGGCCGGCACGGCCACCGAGGTGCGCATCGAGATCGATGAGGGCGCCGGGTACTCCATCGAGCAGGACAATTACGACACGGCCGCTTACTACGCTTTCACCATCGCCACGGCCACCACCATCAGCGTTCGCATCACCCCCTACGACGGCGCCGTGCTGGAGTCCGAGGACGCCATCGTGGAAGCCTACGTTGTGCCCGGTCCGGTGGCCGACCTGGCCCTGGACGGCAGCATCGACGACGGGGCCTACAGCCTGACCTGGACGGCCGTGGCGGGCACCGACACCTACCTGGTCACCATCGAGGCGGGCGGCGCGATCGTCGCCACCCTCTACAGCCCCACCAACAGCCTGGCGGTGACCTATGACGACATGGTCGGCGCCGGCGGGCCGTACACGGACTGGACCGTGGCAGTGGCCTCCATGATCGACGGCGACACGGGCATGGCCGACGAGCTGGAGCTGGACTACGACGGATGGGACCCCACGGCGCTGACAGCCACGGCCAAGGATTCTGCGGTGCTCATCGAGGCCACCTATGCCAAGACGGCCAGCTTCGAGGCCCTGGAAATCTGGATGTCGGCGAGCAACGACCGCGCGCTGGCCGTCAAGGTGGGCGAAACCGGGTCCGGGCAGTACCTGGTGACCGGGCTGGAGAACAACGGGACCTATTATTTCTGGGTGCGCGTGCGCCTGACCGGCGGCAAGTACACGGTCTGGTACCCATTCGGGGACGAGGACGGGGTGGAGTGTCGGGTCTCTTTCACGCCTGCAGCCGTCGGCACGATCACCCCCATATCGCTGGAAGACGGGGTATCGTTTTCATGGGACCCCGTGGCATCGGCCTTTATGGACGGGTACAAGATCCGATATTGTGTGCAACGAGTCTCAAACCAGAAATATCAGCTTGGGGACGTGGTAGTAGTAAACGACATGACAATTTACACCTGTATTCAGGCTGGAACGACTTGCGACGATGACCCGGCCCCGTCGTGGTTATTCACCGGGACAATAACAGATGGGACCGTGATTTGGGATACAGGTGCGTCGGACTATGACGACGAAACAGAGTTTCCAGAAGGCAGGATTATTCTCTACGCCGGCACTGACGCGGTACAAACGTATCACATACTTCGAGCTCTCGACACCGGAACAACTCCGGCGGTAAGACCAACGGCCACAATAGAAGCCCTTGCAACCGATGAAACGGCAACGATTGGAACGCTGAACATTCAAAAACTTGGCACATCTCCTGGTGCGTTGACAGACTGGAGTGTTCCGCCAAATGGTGTTGACGGCATCGACTGGCTAAAAACGGTCCAGAAGCTCAGAAGTTTTATAGCGAGCGTAACAGGACTCCCGTGGACCAGGATATCGTCTTCTGTCAATAAAATTGATGTGTTTTTGACTAAAAGAGAAAAGGAAATCCAGGCCCATTCAAATGCGACAATTTGCATATGGGTGTATTCGGTGAATATCTTTGGCGCAGAGTCGTCGTCATACGCCTACGCTGACGATGAGTGCCTCAACAACCTGATTGACTGCGGAGATCTCGATCCATGATATTCAATGATGTCCGCATATACCGCGCATCCACCGCTAACATTCCGGAACTGGAACCCGGCAAGCTGTGCCACGACAAAACCAGGGACGAGCTTGTCGTCGGCTCAACGTCCGGAAACCGGCGCATGGGCAAGGCGGAACTGGTCAAAGCCCACGGCACCGTCTCATCCGGAACCGAGGATTTCGACCTTGACGACGGCGTCTACCATTCCGTCACCGTTGGCGGCGATTTCACTGTCACATTCTCAAACTGGGAAGCCTCCGGCATTTTGTCATCCATGACCGTGCGGCTGACAAATGCTGGTGCCCACACGATCACTTGGCCGGCAGCGGTGACGTGGGTAAACGGGTCTGAACCTGACTGGGCGGCTTCTGGAAACGGCTTCGCGGAGTTTTGGACGGAAGACGGCGGAACGGTTGTTTTTGGGCGCGATGCGGCGGCTGCCAAAGCATCGGCCGCGGCCTTCAACATAAAAGATCCCGTCGACGCGGCCACAACAGCGAACATCACATTGTCGGGCGAGCAAACCATAGACGGCCAGGCGCTCACCAATGGCGACACGGCCTTGGTCAAGGACCAAACGGACGCGTCCGAAAACGGGATCTATACGGTTTCAACGTCCACATGGACCCGCCTTGCCGACGCGGACAGTTGGGCTGAGTTGGTCGGTGCAATCGTGTTTGTGTCTGCCGGAACGACAAACGGCAGCAAGACTTACGCTTGCGATATCGCCGCCACGGGAACCCTGGAAACAGACGACATAGACTGGGTCGTAATGATTGAGACAAGCCCGCTGGTTGATGGCGGAAGCTGGGATTAAAGGAGCTAAAAAATGTCAAATGTAATCAAATTCAAACGCGGCACGGCTTCCGGCATCCCGACGCTAAACGACGGCGAGCCCGGATGGACTACTGACACTTTCCGGCTTTATGTCGGCCAAGGCAGCGCCAACAAACTTGTCGGCGAAGCGGATTTCGTAAAGCTTGCCGGGTCGACGCTAACCGGATTTTTAACGTTGCATGCAGATCCGTCCAGCGACATGCATCCTGCCACCAAACAATACGTCGACAATTTGATCCAGGGCATCGATGCCAAGGCCAGCGTCAAGGTCGCCACCACGGAGAACATTACGCTCTCCGGCACACAAACGATCGATGGAGTTGCAGTATCCGTAGGCGATCGAGTCCTTGTGAAAAACCAGACCACAACGGCCAACAACGGGATCTATGTGGTCGCGGCGTCCACATGGGCACGGGCAGCGGACGCAGACTCCTGGGACGAACTGGTGTCGCTCTATACCTGGGTTGAGCAGGGCACGGCGTCCGGCGACACCGGCTGGCTCTGCACGGTCAACGCAGGCGGCACTCTCGGGTCCACGACGGTCACGTTCGTTCAGTTTTCAGGGTCCGGCCAGATTACAGCCGGCGCCGGCCTGACCAAGACCGGTGACACCATTGACGTTGGCGCCGGTAACGGTATCACCGTCGCTACTGATTCTATTGCCGTCAGCGCTAACGCCACGGCATTCTCTTTTTCATCCGGCGTTTTGACGCCGACATTCGGGACCAGTTCCGGACAATTTTGCCAGGGCAACGACAGCCGGTTACACTCCCAGAACACAGACACCGGCACTACCGCACCATCGTTTCAGATTGACTCCGACGGTAACGGTCCAATACTGGGCAAGGATGTAAACGGGGTCCGCATAACAGCCAGTGATGGCCTAAACAATGCTTCCATTGGTATCAAGGACCTCAGGGCATATGGCGATGGGATTTCGAATGCGGGAAACGTTTATATCTATCGCGCCGACGGGACGTATTACAGCGACCTGACCGTTGGCACGATGACAGCAAATCGCACCCACACGCTTCCAAACATAACTGGCAACATACTGGTCGACACCCTCATCGACACTGCCGCCGGCCTGAAATTCGACGCATCAAGCCCACAGAAAGTCCAAGTCAACATCGACGCCACGGCATTCAGTTTTTCTTCCGGAGCGCTAACCCCAACATTTGGAACCGGCTCTGGGCAATTTTGCCAAGGCAACGATGCCCGGTTGCATTCTCAGAATACCGACACTGGCACCACTGGAACATCATTTCAGATCGACTCAGGGAATAGCGGGCCATCATTAAAAAACAACAGCGGCGTCCTGGAAACGATGAGCTATACCGGAAGCATCCTGGCAGATCATCGTGCCAAGGACTTTCAGGCTTATGGCGGAAACAGCTCTCGCGGAGCCGTTAAATTCTATGACGAAGACAAGTCACACTATATTCGAGTCATGTCGGACGCAACAAATCTTACCGCAAACTACGACATAGAACTTCCGTCGGAAAACGGAACAATTCTCACCAACGTTTCAACCCTTGACGGCGGTACTTGGTAATCCAAACCAGAAAAGAAAGGTCGCAAGCCAAATGCAAGAAGCACAGGTCAACGAGCCCCAGAACCAGTCTTCCATCACAACCGACGATCTGGTTTTTATGATCGGCGAAAAAGAAGTGCAGCTTCGCGACAGGGCGAAAAATATCGCCATGCTCACGGCAAGGTGCAAAGAGCTTCTGGCTGAAAACGCAAGGCTCAAAGCGGTTGAGCAGAAAACCATCGATGCGACAAAAAAAGCCGAGTCGCTTTCGGGCAGAATTTTAGACCTTGAAAAACAGGTTCATGAAACGGCCTTGGAGCGCGACGCCGCACGGCATAAATTGTCCGAAATGATTGCTGTCAGCAATAAGGCTTTCGAAGAACTTGAAACCGAAGAACTCGAAACCGAGCCCGAGGGCGAGTAGCTAATGGCCAATCCAATCCAATTTTTACGCGGGCTGATCGCAAACCTACCGACTCTTGCCGCTGGCCAGCCGGGATGGACCACGGATGCCGAACAGTTTTTTGTCGGGACCGGGTCCCGGAACGTGCTCGTTAACCCAAGGCAAGGGTTTCGCAATAAAATTATCGGCGGGGATTTTAGCACCAACCCCTGGCAAAGAGGAACCACCATAACATCGCCTGCCAGCGGAGACTATTCGGCCGATCGGTTTTTTGCATGGCACTCTGGGGCATCCGTTTACGACATCAAGAAAACACTGGACGGACCAACAGCGGAACAAGCGGGATATTATTCACCATATTGCCTGCACGTTGATATCACAACAGCCGACACGTCAATTGCCAGTGATGATCTACTTGTGCTCGCACAAAAGATCGAAGGACACAACGCGGCATGTTTCGGGTTCGGGCTTTCCGGCACCCGATATGTCACCATATCTTTTTGGGTGAAATCAACCAAGACCGGAATCTTTTGCGTCGGCCTTTCAAGCGTGGCGCTGGCTCGGAGTTATGTTTCTGAGTTCACGGTTTCTACGGCCAACACCTGGGAAAAGAAAACCATCACGATTCAAGTGGACGGAACATCCGGAAGTGGCAGCTATGCATACGACCATCAAACCGGTTTGATCCTGACAATTGCCCTGATGTGTGGGACAAGTTATCATGGAACGAAAGACACATGGGGCGCCGGGGCAGTCTTTGCAACGTCAAATCAAGTCAATGGTGTGGACTCGACGTCAAATGATTTCAAGCTCTCCATGATCCAGCTTGAGCACGGCATTGTCGCCACTCCCTTCGAACACCGAGACATCGGTTCCGAAAGACAACTTTGTGAGCGCTATTTTTGGCGCGGTTTGCCGGGTCGGCATTTTACCCAGTTCACCACAGCCGCCGATCAGTACGCGAGCTGGCCGATCAAATTTCCCGTGACCATGCGCGACACCCCCACGATGGATTTTGATGGCGAAACCCTGCACTCGTTTTCTGAGATCTGGGTCAACATGCCAACCGTGGATGGCGCTCGGTTGATCGCCAAATCCAGCGCGGCGGACGCCGCGGCCTATGTGGAATTTTCCAGTTCTGGTTACATTGAAGCGGACGCGGAAATATGACCGAAATCCGCTCGAAAAATAAGATTTTAAAGGATCTGAAAAAATGCCCGAAATAACCGACGACCAGATCCAGTCCATCATCCGCCAAGCCGTTGACGCGGCCATCGTCGGATACGCGGCCCGTCCCCCGTGCGGCCTTTCCGAAAAGGCCGTCCCGGAACTGTCCCATTTCATGGGTTGCATCAAGGACGTTGGCGGGGGTGGAGAAGATGGATACGGCCGCGGGATCGAGCTATTTCGCAGTTCAATGAGAACCATCAGGAAAATTGAGATCCTGCTTACCGACGACGCTATTCAGGAGGACATGCGGTTTGTCAGGCGGTGGCGGACGGCGCGGGACAAGACTGGCAACATCGTTCTTGGCGTCGTTGTCGTGGCCGTGGTCGGTGTCGTGTTGAAAATAACAGATTCCGGTTTTTGGCGCTGGATCAAGGCCGGGATCGAAAAGATTGGCGAGTAGAAGAATACAAATACAAAATGCAATGCAATGCGATGCAATGAATGGAGGTTTCCATGGGAAATTTGAGCGACCATTTCGACCGTAGCGAATTCGTGTGCAAATGCGGCTGCGGTACCAACACGGTGGACGCCGAGTTGATCCGCGTGCTCGAAGATTTGCGCCTATCATTGCGCGGAAACCGAATCACGGTAATCAGTGGGTGCCGCTGTAAAATGCACAACGCCTTGGTGGGCGGGGCTGCCGACAGTCAACACCTGTACGGCAAGGCGGCCGACATCCGCGTGGAGGATGTCGATCCGGCGACCGTGGCTGATTGCCTGGAGGAC